AAGAATCTCAGGTGCGTACGGTGTAATACCTGCATTATGATTTTCTTTTTCTTTTTCTATATCATGTACATTGCCAACAATAAAAACATTTTCTTTTGTGTATATTACTTCAGCAAATGAATTAAAAAATACTCTAAAGAATTGCTCGATACCATATTTAGTACCCTTTGATTTATATAGTGTACTAGAATAATCTGCTGCCTCTCTTTTATTTTTAAATCCTTCGAAGAATTGTTGACCTAATAATAGTTCATCTTCAATAAATGATAATAGTTGTATATCTACTTGTGTAATATCACGATTTAAAAACAACTCATCAATGAGTTTTGCTGGCGAATTATCACCATCCATATAATCGTAATATGCATTTAAAAACTTTGCAAACTTAGGATATTCGGATTGAAAATATTCAGGCAGAACGTTCTTAACGTGCTTCTTATCTTGAACCGATATCGGTCTGCGATTAATATCTTTTAATGTTTTATCTAGTGACATATTAGCTCGTTGTAACTACGTTAGCTTGTACAAATGACGGTCCGTCATCATATACAACAATTTGATTTTGACCTGGTGAAGAGAATGATTCGTTAGCTGCAACTGCAGATATTTTAATAAATGAATTACCACCAATAATACTATCTACATTCAGTCCTGTTAGTGTAACAACACCTGTAGATGGTGCATATTCACCTACATTATCTACATATACAGTATCATCATCTAAGTTTACTAATTGTAATTTATAACTATTTAATTTATTTTTAATTGCAACTTTTACACTGTTAGAGAAAAAACCAGTAGATGTAATCGTATGCGTTTCATTATTAGGTTCAGCAATAGGTGATGCGTATCGTAGAGTTACTGCTTCTGGTCTGCCAAAAAACGGTATGTATCTCTTTTGTACTTTCAATGTTGCTCGTGATGATAATACAGATGGATCTACATCATCTACTAATGCTAATAAATTAGATCGTCTATATGACTGATCGAATAATCCTGTATTGTTAGCAAAATAATTTTGTGCAGTATCTTCAACCCTGTTCTGAATTTCTTGAACAGAAGATGAAGTAAACTTAGGATTAAACTGAAAGAATACTGCAGTCTCAAGAAATGTAATATCTGGATCTTGAAACTTAACATCAAACGTAATCACTTGAAGCTGTCTTGCTAAGGCTTCTATATCGCCTTTTGTTTTATCTATTGTATCTTGTGTTACATCATCTTTAAATACTATTGATAAAAATACAACTCCATATTCTTTTCGCACAGCATCTTCACCGCCATATGCCTGAATATCTTTTATGAGATAACCAAAGTTACGCTTTATAAGCGTTGCATAATCAGCCGCTGTAACCATACGGTTTTGAGATGCATATGAAAATGGTGCATTTTTACGAATAGATTCTAATGTTTCTATTACTGATCCTGATACTGATTTAGTTACAGTAGTAACAGATAAATTAAATGATGTATTACCACCAGCATTTGGTACACTAATCTGATTTACTGGTGTAAATGTAGAGGCGCCATTTGCATCTGGACCGCTAGTTGATAAATATTCTACTACTATTTTATTACCAGCTACTGGTGCTTTACCTAATGTAAAACCATCACCAAAAGATAGTTCATAGAATCCATTAGGTGTTTCTCTCATAATATACACTTTGGATTGATCATCAATTGTACTTGCTAATTTTAAATCAGTATACGTTACAAAATTAGTTGTGCTTAAATCATCAAATACACTTACAAAAGCTGTAGTAGTATCAATATCTTTGTCTGGTATTACATAAACTGAATCTACTGAGTTTTCGCTCACTATAAATGTTTTAGTCTTATTAGTACCTTCTTTAACTGTTATAGCTTCTGAACCTAATAAATCTTTAAAAACATATAAACCATTACCATTATCTTGTGCACTGATTGTACCTATTGTTTCAAATGTATACGCAACATCATCTACTGTCGTAGTAAATTTAGTTGCACGTGGTAATGATAAAAATGATGGCCTACCTGCAAGATTGCCTGTATTGATTGTTATATTAATTGTAGCTGATGATGCAGTCTTAGATGCTGGCATATAACCAATAGCTTCGGCAAGTGAAACAACAGACGATCTTAACTGAGCCGTAGTCAGATACGATTCATTTAATGCCATGTTTGCAATCAATGCATTATAATGCGTATTATATGCTAGTACATCAAGAATATTAGAAAGACCAGAACCTTCATAGTTATAGTCTGCAAACTCTGTATTATTTTTTAATTCTAACTTTAGATTATTTTTTATTGTATCAAAATCTAAATCTGTAGATCTAATTGTAGTTACCATTTATCTTAACCTCGATATACTAGTTTCTAATTCGACAATTTCTCCCGTAGACAAAACTCTAAACGTAACCCGTACTCTTAAAGAGTTAGCATCAGGATTATCTTCACAATGAATATCTAATACTCTTGCTCTAGGTTCAAATTTGTTTATTGATCTTGTAATTTGGTCTTTTATTTCGTATTGTGCCAAACCATTAGAAAGTTCAAATAGCATTCCAGTAATATTCGAACCAAAAAGCATATTGAATGGTTTTTCACCTGGATTGGTAGAAACTATATTTTTTACGGATTGCTTAACTGCTGCCGCTTCTTGTTGTTTAAAAATATCTCCGCTAGGTTTTTTCTCAAACGACAAATGTATATCTGAATACTTTTTTTGTCTCGATGTAAGTATCGAGCTTTGTAAGTTTCCATCTTCTATAGATAATTGTCTTGCCATTTTAAACCTTTTTCATCTATTTATAACTCTATTTCGACTAATGCATCATTAGATTGCACGTTATTATTAAATAGAGTCTGTACACTGCGTGCAAATTTTATATTTGTATATGATGTAATATCAGGAACTTCTAATATTATTTGTACATTCAATTCTCCACTAGGATCATACGTATCATAATCTAATATAAGTTTATCGAATGTGCCTACATCACTCCATATTTTAGCTAGTTCGAAAGTAGCTTCGGGATCTACTTTACCTTTTTGATCTCTAAGTTCAAATACAACCGCTCGGCCTTTCGATCTCATATCAAGAGTACTATTACTAGTAAGTCTTTCTATTTCTCTTTTATCTAAAGATCCTATACCATATTTTTCTGTAGCATAAAACCCTTCTACAATAACCAATGAATGATTTTCTAATTCTGTAGGATGATGATTATTATTAGAAACTAATTTCATTAATTCACTCATTACAAAATAGTTTTTAGCTATTTGTTGCTTCTGCGAATTTATTAATTTATTAAATGCTCCACGATCATCAAACCCAATAAATTTACCTATTGAAACATCTTGGTTAATAAGAGTATTTTGTGTAATAATACCGTTTATATTACTTTTAAATTTTGCTTCAGGTATTATATTAAATTTTACTTTTAACTGAGTTGATTTATATTTTTGTATTATAGCTAATGGTTCAATTTGTCCTAAACTATTAAGTCCTCTTTGAGCTCTAGGTTCATTAGTTGATACTATAGAACCATACGATGATGGAACATTATTTGCATAATTTGCATTTAGAACACCAGAAGCAATTTGATATGCTGTCCATTCAGTAAAGTCTCTGTTATTTTTATCTCTCATCTTAGCACGTACTTCTTCTACAGAATAATTACGTAAGAGAAGCTGATTCTTGAGATAGTCATCGATATCAATTTTAACTTTACGTATGCCACGATCAGACACTGTCAAGTAAGAATTAGTCATTCCAAGTGTAGGATTAGCAGTTGCAGTGTGGTCTATGGTTGCTGCATTTGCAGAATCTCCACCACCTACTTCAGTTAATAAACTACCAACTGAATTAAATATTTTAAGTCCTACGCCGCCGGCATGAACACCAGCCCGTGCCGCATAGTCTGCATTACCTTTTAGATTACCGTGAAAGTCTGCACCATAATGTACTGTAGTACCTCCACCAATTGTACCCGTATTACCAAATACAGCAATGTCTGTTGCCGCAATATTAACATCAGGCGATGATATATTGAACTGTGTTTCAGATGTTTGTATCATATTACCGCTAGATACAATCTCTGCAGATCCTTCTGTCGCTACTACCAAACTCCCCTTCGTAACAAGAGTTTGCGTACCCAAAGTAAGGTTCGTATTATTGCCTGCAATACTTTGTATAAAATTACCTGAAACCGAATTACCAGAATTTCCAAATATATTCGTCGACGCATCATTGTCAACTTGTTCGGTTTTACTGCCCCTAGCATGGACATTATAGTCTCTACAATTAACATTAAAATCACCTGTTACATTTAAATTTAAATTACCTTTATATGATAGGTTTGCTTCACCTTCTACAATTATTTCATTACTACCATGGCATACTTCTACTTTATTCTTTGTAGATACTACAAGCACTGTGCCATCTGGCCTAAGTTCTATACCAGCTCCGGTCTTATGCTTGATTAATACACGCTCGCCCGCAGGTGTATCATTTAATTCTATTACATGTCCAGATGCAGTTTCTCTAATATCTGCTTTAGTATAATATGTCTCAGCGCCAGGTTCTAAGTCTAAACTAACACCTGCTACTGAACCACCAATTGATAATTGATGTCCACCTCCGCCTCTTGCACCTGGATTAATAGATGACTGATTATTATTATCTTTACGAGGATATTCATTATTAGGATCTACAAATGGTTTAGTATTAGTCCCCTGAGTTTTAGCTTTCGCTTCACCCAATCTTAGGATTCTATCTAAATAGTTATCGTTTCTTGTTGTCATATGTAGTTCACTCCGGTTAGTTCACCTAATTGATTGAAAGATACAGCTGATCCATCAACGTCACCTCTTTCAAAATGATTTTCTTTGTTAAATTTTCTTTTTACATATGTTTGAACATTAAAACCAGGATCTGTATTCATTTTACTAACATCATTGTGGCCCCAAGCTTGCCCAGCAGGAATCACTGAATAAAATGCTTCACAAAATGCACCAAATGTATTCCACTGCGATTGAGTAAAACTTTCTGATGATAAAAATCTATCAGGATTTTTTGTACCC